AAAAATGCGCTAATCAAGCGTGTGACAATAAACATAAAATGACCCTCGATCCTGATGAGCATTGGTGCGACTTTTGTTACGGAAAAAGAGTCAATAAGCAGGAACGTCACCTCCGAGGACTCAGGAGAGAACAAGAGCTAGTCGCTAAATACTGGAAGGCTCCTAGTTGGGTTCCAGAGACATGAGGGGCAGGAAGGGGCCGCAGAATTTAGAAAAGAAAACTGTTCCTCAGTTACAGAACACCTTATGGCCTATCTTTGCTAACTACATCAAAGCAGTCTACGGTTCAGAGTGTTTTACTTGTGGTAAGCGTTGTGAAGGCAGGGACAGACAAGCAGGGCACTTCATTCCCCGGACATACTCTCCAGTCAAATACGATGAAGACAATGTTAGAACTCAATGTAGTGCGTGTAATGAGTACCACCATGGAAAGCCTGTCGAATTCGAGAGAAAGCTGAGACTTCAAATAGGAGATGAGGCAGTAGAAAACCTGAAACGAGAATCCACGAAAACTTGGAAGTGGGATCGTCAGTGGTTGATTGATAAGATTCTTTATTATCGACAAGCCTTAAAAGAAAGGGAGGAAGCTGCATGAGTCTAATAACTTCTTTAGTCGGGCCAGTAACAGGCTTGCTTGATAAATTTATAGAAGACAAAGATCAAAAAAATGCTCTAGCGCATGAGATCGCAACGATGTCAGAGCGACACGCTCAAGAGCTTGCAAAGGGTCAGCTAGAAGTAAACAAGGTAGAAGCTGCAAGCAAGAGCATGTTCGTTAGCGGATGGCGTCCTGCCGTGGGATGGACTTGCTGTATTGCTTTACTCTCTAATTACATTCTCATACCAATGGCTAACTTTGTTTTACTGTTAGCAGAGATGGGAGTCGAGGTTCCTAGTTTAGATATGTCGGCAATGATGCCAGTATTATTAGGTATGTTAGGACTCGGAGCCATGCGAACAGTTGAGAAGACTCAGAAGGTAAGTCGAGAGAAATGAACAAAGAACTAGAGCCGGGAAGTGAATATAACAAGTACGATACTGACGGAGATGGCGTGGTTACAGACGCAGAACTCGCCACCACTGAAAAACTCCAAGCCTTAGAGCTAAAAAACGAACGAGCAACGCAGCAAGCGTCTATGGCATGGTTTGGTCTATACGGCATGGTGGGTTACCCGGTGCTGGTAATTGCGTCTCAGTACTTTTCTTTGAATCAGGCCGCAGAGATTTTAGGCGACATGGCGGCTGTATATTTCGTTAGCACCGCAGGAATTGTCGGAGCGTTCTTTGCAGCAGAATCGTTTAAGGCAAAAAACGGAAACGGTAAGCAATAATGGAAATCTTAATTGCAGTTGGTTTTATTGTTGGATACGTTTTAGGAAAACATTATGGCCGTTAATCTAGACCAATTATATGAAGAGATTAAATCAGACGAGGGACTCGTGACTAATGACGAGGGCGAGTCTCTGATCTATAGGTGTACAGAGGGCTATCTGACTTGTGGCATTGGTCATAAGATCGTGGAGGGAGACGCAGAATATGGATTTGTGGAAGGCGATACAGTCCCAATGGACTCAGTTAAGCAACATTTTGAGAAAGACGTTCAAACAGCTATCGAAGACTGCCGAGCAATTTACGGAGATGGATTTGATTCGTGGAGTGAGGAACGCTGCCACATCGTCACTAACATGGCTTTTCAATTGGGTAGAAAAGGGCTATCTAGCTTTAAAAAATTTAATGCGTACTTTCAAGAAGGAGCTTATGGCGGTGCGTCCTTGGAAATGATGGATAGTAAGTGGGCTTTACATCAAACACCGAATCGAGCCAAAAGATTGAGTGAACGAGTCTTAGCGTTAGCCAATGACCCTCGCTGATAAAGCAGACAAGTTAATAGAGTTATGGGTGAGGGAACTGGCGCAAGAATCAGCCAATCCCTATAAGGCTCAGAGTCTTTTAGACGGACACTTTGCCTTGGAGGTTGGAGGTAAGCGGAATCCCTTGAAGTCTTATATCAACGCAAAGGAAACGAAATCACCACCGAGGGACATTATAAGCAGCGATCTTATTTTAATTGACTCGATTATAGGGCAAATCAGCAAAGTAAACAGTAAGTACCCTTTAGTATTAAAATGGTTTTACAGCACCGGGGACATGAAGCGAGTAGCAAAAGAGGCAAGCGTTAGCCTGACCAAAGCTAGAGAACTCAAGAATACTGCATTTGACTTAGTACAAGTTTTATTGGATGAAAAATTAGGAAAAAACTATGCTTAAAAAGTTATGGGAAAAGATCAAAAAGTTATTAGGCTTGACCCCGGAGGTTGAACCCCCAAAAGCCAAGCCCAGAAAAGCTAAGCGGAAGAAAGCCCTTTAGCAAAATCTAAGAGCTTTTTTCTGAACTGAGGCAGGACATACACCTCCACCTTAACGAGTCCCTGCCTTCTGCGTTTCGCCCTATGGCGTTGAACCCGGTAACGATTGAGCCGGGCTTTTTTCTCCTCTTTGGTTTCGCTCATGCCTCAACACCTTCTAAAACTGCTTGAGCTTCTTTCTTGGCTCGCTCAACTTCAATTTCAGATAAGTTATCAGCAAACAATTGTGCATCTTTGATTGCTCTTTGAGCTTGCTCTTCTGTCGGTGCTGAAATCGCAAGTTTCAGTGCCAAAACAAGCGCATCGTAAAAATTATCAATCAGTATTGATTTCATGAGTTCGCCTCCAAAACTTTTTCGAGGTCAGCAATGCGCTGCTCAAGCTGCGCTATATTCTTTTCGTGACCAGATTCGTTATCGAGTGCGTGGAGGTGCCAATAGAGATTGTCTAGTTCGTGGTTAATCCTATCTATCATTTGTGCTTTGTCAGTCATACAATTTTTCCCCTTGATTTATTTAAGTTACAAGGATGATAATGCATCATTACATGTAACGCAAGTTATTTAGTGCAATTAAATCGGTCATTTTTTTGCACCAAGTTTGGCGCAGTTAATTACGCATAATTATTTGCGTGTCAGTATCGTGATACCACTTTTTTAGTATCGTGATACCAGTTAAAAATAAGCCCTACCCCTACCCCTAAACCTACTCTCCCTCCTACCCTTACACCTACCCCTATACCCCCCCTACCCAAAAACGTCTATAGCCCTTTGTTTATGTACGTTTCAAGAGAAGTGCTTGGCAAAGAAAAAGGTTTGCAACACGTTTTTTATAGTGTAAGGTATGTGAAGGTGCGACTGCTGACTCTTTCCCCCTTGAGGGAGTCTCAGCGTACCGGTGCATGAATCACCTTTTCATTGATGACATGACGCGGGGAATGTTTTTACTTTCTATCTCCCTCCCCGCTGATTGTTTCGGGAATCCCATGACTAGACGAGTCGAAAGAAAACTAAAGAAAATAGCGAAGTCTCTTAACAAGGCAAGCCGGACTCATAAGGGGCAAGCCAGAGAGATCACTAAGATCGTTAAGAAGAAAGCCAAGGCAAGGCGCAGGAAATGAGTAGACGCATCCTTATTGACCCTCACAGGAATAGTTCACAAAATCGGAGCTATGGACAGAACGTTACAACTGAAATGCTTTACAAAGTTGATTTCAGTAATGCAGCATCAGATCAGAGTACATCAGTTTCAGGAGTTACGGCCGAAAGCAAAGGCAGACAAGGAATCACCCTCACAACTCCCTCAGTTAGTTCAAACGTGGCGAGTTTCTATGCAAGCTCGGCTCATTCCGGGGATGGCGTGATAAAAGTGACTGCGACTTATGCCAACGGAAAGAAAGACGCCAGCTTCATCAAAGTGAAGGTAAACAACCCAACAGACCATAGACACTTCTAATGACAGAAGAACTCAAGGGCAGAATTGAGATATTAGAACAGCAGCGAAACGATGCAATGAACCAATGCGTTTTGTTGGGCGGCCAGATCAAACAGATGATTGAACAGATTGAAGCATTATCGAAGAAGTTAAAGGACTCAGAAGATGGCAATGACGAGAGCGCAGACGAATCGGAAGATCAGACAGGATAGTCTGCGAGAACAACTTGCGAACCAGAAGCACATTGAGCAAGTCGTTGAGTCTATTAAAAAATTAGAGGAGCTGGACACTGAAATGGACAGTGTTTCAGTAAGTCGGATTAAAGGAGCAATCGACAGCCGGATCAAGCTCGTAAGCAAGTACCTCCCTGACCTCAAGAGCATTGAGCTTTCTGGAGACGAAGATTACCCAGTGCAAATAGCCGCCTATGAAATCCAATTCAGTGATACCCCTGAAACGTAGGGTTCCGACAGCATTCAAAGAACTGTACGAGCCTCACAGGATCAAATGCTATTGGGGAGGTCGAGGAGCCGGGAAGTCTGTACAGATGGCTTCAGCCCTTTTACTAAAGGGAACGGAAACCCCGAAAAGAATTCTATGCGCCAGAGAGATCCAGAGATCAATCAAAGATTCTGTTCATTCTCTCCTCGCATCAAGGATCGAAGCCCTTGGACTTGAAAGGTTCTACGAAGTAACTCAGAACGAGATTCGTGGAGTAAACGGCACGACGTTTATATTTACCGGACTTCTTGCAAATATCCAATCAATCAAGAGTATTGATAACATTGACCTTTGTTGGGTGGAGGAGGCGAGTTCTGTTAGTGAGAACTCTTGGAGGACTTTGATACCTTCGATACGAAAGCCTGATTCAGAGATATGGGTGAGCTTTAATCCAGAACACAAGACAGACGCAGCGTACCAGAGATTTGTTCTGTATCCACCAAACAATGCGATGGTCAAGAAAGTCAGCTACCGGGACAATCCCTACTTTAGTCAAACGACTTTGCCAGAAGAGATGCAAATCCTCAAAGATCAAAACGAAGAGGAATATCTCCATGTTTACGAAGGAGAGCTAAAACAATTCGTTGACGGATCGATCTACAGAAAGCAACTTCAGCAAGCTAGAGATGAGGGCAGGATTTGCTGGTTTCCTGTCGAAAGCCTTGAGGTGCATACATTTTGGGATCTCGGCCGGAACGATTCGACTGCAATATGGTTCATGCAAGCGGTGGGAAAGGAGTTGAGATTTATTGATTACTATGAACACCGCCTAGTGGACTTAGATCACTACGCTCATGTACTCAAGGAAAAAGGCTATCTCTACGGAACGCACTATTTGCCTCACGATGTTGAGGTGATCTCGCTTGGAAGTAATAACCGAAGCAGAAGAGACATCTTGGAAGGCTTAGGAGTGCATCCGATTACGACTGTTCCAAGGATTGCAAGCGTTGAAGACGGTATAGCGATGGTGCGAGATAAATTTAAAGCTTGCTGGTTCCATGAAAATTGTGAAGAAGGTTTAGAAGCTCTCTCAAACTATCAGTACCAGTTTGACGAAAAACATGACACATTCAGAAAAGTGCCTTTACATAACGCAGCAAGCAATGGGGCTGACGCCTTCAGGATGTTTGCACAAGCATTTGAAGAAGATACTTACATTCAAGAACTTGACTTTGCAAGTGAGTGGTGATGAAAAGAAATAGCGAACAACAAAACGAGATCGTCAAAGAAGCGTTAGAACGCTTTGAAACTGCGTCTGATGGATGGAGCGATATCTATGAGCAATCCGTAGCGGATGTGTCGTTTATCGATGACGATGAAGGTCAGTGGGAGGATTCAGTCCGAGAATCACGACACAATCGTCCTTGCTTAACTTTTGACAAGCTCTCTGCATCCGTTGACCGCGTTGTTGGCGGCCAGATGGCACAAATGCCCTCAGTCAAAGTCAGAGCTGCTGAGGAGGGCGATGAGGACATAGCTGAAGTCTACCAAGGGTTGATACGTCAAATCGATCAGAGAGGCATACAAGCCTTTAAAACGGCATTTAAGTTTGCGGTTAAATCTGGTTGGGGTTGTCTACTGGTAGATCACGATTACATCGATGACGTTTCTCTGGATCAGGACATCATCCTCCGAGAGATCAAAAATCCTTTTTCTGTACTGCTTGACCCAATCATCCAAGCGCAACACGTTCAAGAGGCTCGCTTTGGCTTTATGTTTGAAGACATGGAGCGTAAAGAATTTGAAAGGCTTTACCCAGATGCAGAGTCTTATCCCGGTGAAAGCGACTTCACTACAACTGGCAATATGGATTCATGGGTAAGCGAGGACTTTGTACGAGTAGCTGATTACTTCAGAATCGTGAACGAAGAGAGAACGCTAGTCCAACTGTCAGACGGACGAGTCTTAGACTTGGAAGAAGTGCAACCAGTTAGAGACGAGTTGAATCTGAAAGGCATCACATTAGGCAAGACCAGAAAGGTTCAAAAGCGAAAGCTAGAGCGATTCAAGATCAGCGGCATGGAGATACTTGAAGAGGTTGAGTGCGTTGGAAGATTCGTTCCTCTTGTCCCGATGTTTGGTAAGACTTCCAATATCAACGGTCGGTACATCACAAGAGGCATTGTACGCAAAGCTAAGGACGCTCAGAGGCTTTATAACTACTCCAGAAGCGTAGCGGTTGAGGTCACAGCCCTTACTCCTAAACAGCCTTACTTCGTAACGCCTGCAATGATTAAAGGGCATGAGTCCAAGTGGAAGAACATGATGGTTTCAAATGACCCAGTTCTTCAGTTTAATTTTGACCAAGGGCAGAAACCTTACAGAGAATCCCCAGCACAAGGATCACCCGGACTCTTACAAGATGCTCAGTTCGCAGCCGAGGACATCAAAGCAACCACCGGGATATTTGATGCAAACATAGGACAACAAGGCCAAGAGACGTCAGGCGTAGCAATAGGAAGAAGACAGTTTCAGGGCGAGATGTCTAACTTTGAGTATCAAGATCAGTTAATCGACTCAATGGAGTTAGCTGGTAGGATTATGATCGACATGATCCCTGCCGTGTACGACACCGAAAGAACAATTAGAATCATAGGCGAGGACGAGCGAGAGGAAACGGTCAGCGTTAACAAGACTTTGATGGACGCTCAGACCGGGACATTCGTTAAGACAATGGACTTGAACGCAGGAAACTACGACATCAAGATCGCAAGCGGCCCATCGTTTACAACTCGCAAGCAAGAAACAGCAGAACAATTGTCCTCAATGATCTCTCAAAACCCTGCCATGAGTCAGTTGGTCGGAGACATTCTATTCCAGAACCTTGATCTAGTGGGAGGCGATGAAGCAATCAAACGCCTCAGAAGCGCAGGAGTGAAAGCAGGAATCATAGAGCCTAACCAAGAGGAGGCCGTTGCACTTCAGTCTCAGATACAGGCAAGCAAGCAATTAGAACAACAAGCAGCGCAGTTAGAACTTGCACTCAAACAAGCAGAAGTAGCAACAGAAAGAGCCGAGGCAATCGAAAGAGAAAGCAAAGCATCGATGAACACGGTGAAAACAGCGGTCGAGCAAATGAAGCTCGCAGAAGCTCAGGAAGACTTAGAATCTAAACAGATTGCTCAGATGAGGTTACGTCAGTCGGTAGGGCTACCAGTTATTTGATAACCACTCTCTACCTGATTAGTAATTTAGCATGGTATCACTTTAAAGACTTTAACGGTGATTACCAAATAGATGCGTGTTTAGGTACTAAAGCGCATATTGAGAAGAACTTTAAGGTCAAGGGCGTTTGTTTATCAAAGTGGGACGATATTCTTATCCTCGACAACAAGGTATATTTTAATGGCAAAAAAAGATCCCAGACTTACTAGGGCAGGAGTCACAGGATTCAACAAACCTAAGCGAACACCTAACCACCCGAAGAAGTCTCACATTGTTGTAGCGAAGCAAGGCGATAAGATCAAAACGATTCGATTTGGACAACAAGGAGCCTCAACTGCTGGCGCACCGAAGAAAGGCGAGAGTCAAGCCATGAAGAACAAAAGAAAGTCTTTCAAAGCGAGACACGCAAAAAACATAGCAAAGGGCAAGATGTCAGCAGCATTTTGGTCGGATAAGGAGAAATGGTCGTGAGCCTCTATAAAAACATTCACAAAAAACGCAAGCGCATAAAAGCAGGATCAAAAGAAAAAATGAGAAAGCCGGGAACTCCGGGCGCACCAACTGCCGCAGCTTTCCGTAAAGCAAAGAAAACCGCAAAGAAACCTAAATACGACAAATAAGGAAATCATTATGCCAATGGTAAAAGGTAAGAAGTTCCCTTACACGAAAGAAGGAATGAAAGCAGCTAAGAAAGCTCGCAAGGGCGGCAAAAAGAAAATGAAAAAAGGTGGATACGACAAATGAATCAACCTATGAACCGAACCCCGGCTCAAGACTTGGTTATGTCTCGCAGAGAAACACCGGGAACAGGCGCAGCAGGAGCTAGAGCCTTAGCAGGGCAGATGGATAGACCAAACATGGCTTTACCCTCGTCAACGCCTCAAACAAATATGCCTGAGCTACCTATGAATCCTATGCAAATGGTGACAGGTAAGGACGGCAAAAAGTACCAGATCGTAATTGATCCCAGCACAGGCTTACAAACCTTTATCCCCTACCGTGAACCAGCAGGTAGAGGAATGGGTCAAATGCGTGGAATGGGCGAG